GAAACGCTTCTGCACACTGTCTTCCGCAAGGATAGCATAACATTCCTCATTAGTGGTCGGAAGCCAGGGGGACATGGCAGCGGCAACCTCACCCAGGTTCGTCCACTGCGCCGCGTATCCGCGCATGACCTGAGCCCACGGCATATTCTGCGCAAACTCCAGCATAGCTTCTTTGACCGCGTTGAGCCTGCGATCCGCATCTCCCTGGTCAAGGTCGTCTATGTCATTACGGCGTACGATATCCAATTCAATTCCCCTGTTGCCATGGAGGTGGATATCGTTTATAGTAACCCGGTTGTGAAGACGTATGGCTACAAAGCCTTGATCGTTGACATCCGTTACAACACCAGTAATGCCGATGCGATAAAAGCTATCCGGCGTTACCATATCCATAGAGATCGGTTCCTTAGCAACGATTAAGGCTACCTTGCTATCCACGGCCGGTCCACGGCCAGTAAGTGCGCGATAATGCTCCGATTTAAAATATGTTGTCGAATCCGGTACGACGATTGTGTTGTGAATGGGTAGAACCGGCATAATACTATCCTCCGTTCATCAGTTTTTGGCACTCTTTGCTTTGGAGTGCTAATTCAAGGTTAAAAAATATATCCCTGCAACGGGACGGACAACTTTACAACTGTAAAATATCTGATATAATACTACTACACGCCTTTACAGTTGTCAAGTTTGTTCAAGAATTCTTTACAAGTTGGAGTACTAGTTATGCGTTGCGGATGTACTGATAATACGCTAGACAAACAAACCAGAATAGCTGTCGCAATGTCTGATCTGCTTGAAAATAAGCCCTTCTCCGCTATCTCAATAAGCGAACTCTGCAGGGAGGCTGAGGTTTCAAGACCGACGTTCTATAGCTTCTATTCATCCTTGGAGGATGTTATAAGATTTATCCTAAAGGAAAGCTACTGCTATGCTCCGGAAGTCGATCATGCTGAATCATGCAGCCTAGAGAGCTTTTGTAAAGGATACAGCGGTTATATCTCGACACACAGGGACTTTTTATCTCTGCTGATGAAGAATGGGCTTTTCCACCTTTTATATCAAAGCATCAAGGATTCCCTTACCGAATGCGAATGCTTCTTATCCGGCCTTGACGCTGATCGCCGTCGATATGCAGCTTATTTCACCGCCGGTGGTTTGACTGGCTTTATTCAGCATTATACAGAAGGCGGAACCTACTCCGAAGATGATATGCTTGCTGTACTTCATCAGCTTTTATCTGGTCAGTATTTCTAATAATCCCGCAAGCATCTTTTTTAATTTTATCTTATGTAGCAAGCGGTTCAAAGCATCCGACAACGCTTTGAACCGCTTGTTTGTTTGCAAATCCGGAGACATTTGACAACACAAATCCTCAGGTGATGATTATGCGATTCCAGATAGACCGGGCGGATCTGCCCTATGACGCGTTCGTGCCTGATCTGTCCTGGCTCGGCCAAATAGAAGAAGGTGACGATGATGCCCATGAGAAAACTGAAGAAATACAGTCCGACGAGGTTCATGGCGAAAGATAGTCACTATGATAAAGCGGCCGCCGACTACGCTGTCATGTTCATCGAGTCCCTCTGCCACACCAAAGGCACCTGGGCCGGTAAGCCTTTCGAGCTTATCGACTGGCAGGAGCGGATCATCCGGGACATCTTCGGCGTGCTGAAACCTAACGGCTACAGGCAGTTCAACACAGCGTATATTGAAATACCAAAAAAGCAAGGAAAATCGGAGCTGGCGGCTGCGGTGGCCTTGCTTCTTTTATGCGGTGACGGAGAGGAACGCGCCGAGGTGTACGGCTGCGCCGCTGACCGCAACCAGGCTAAGATTGTCTTTGACGTAGCGGTGGATATGGTCCGTTTCTGCCCGGCGCTCTCCAAGAGGGTGAAGATCCTGGAGTCCCAGAAAAAGATCACATATCTACCCACGAATAGTTCTTACCAGGTGCTCTCCGCCGATGTAGCGAACAAACATGGCTTTAATACCCACGGCGTTATATTCGACGAGCTGCACACACAGCCGAACAGAAAACTCTTTGACGTCATGCTCCAGGGCTCCGGTGACGCCCGTATGCAGCCGCTGTATTTCCTGATCACCACAGCGGGCAACGACACCAACAGCATTTGTTATGAGGTGCATCAGAAAGCTCTGGACATCCAGGCGGGCCGGAAGATAGACCCGACCTTCTATTCTGTCATCTACGGTGCTGCCGAGGATGAGGACTGGACCGATCCAAAGGTATGGAAAAAGGCCAATCCCTCCCTGGGCATCACCGTTGGGATTGACAAGGTGAAAGCGGCATGCGAGTCCGCCAAGCAGAACCCGGGCGAAGAGAACAGCTTCCGTCAGCTGAGGCTGAACCAGTGGGTGAAGCAATCGGTTCGATGGATGCCCATGGACAAATGGGATGCCTGCGCATTCCCGGTCAACGAGGACGAACTGGAGGGGCGTGTCTGCTACGGCGGGCTTGACCTCTCCTCCACTACGGATATCACGGCTTTTGTTCTCGTGTTTCCGCCGATTGACGATGAAGACAAGTATTGGGTACTGCCGTATTTCTGGGTTCCTGAAGAGACCCTCGATCTCCGCGTCAAGCGTGATCATGTCCCTTACGATGTGTGGGAACGGCAGGGCTTCATCATGACCACAGAAGGCAATGTGATTCACTATGGGTTCATCGAGCAGTTCATTGAGTCCCTGGGCGAACGCTTCAACATCCGGGAGATTGCTTTTGACCGTTGGGGTGCTGTGCAGATGGTGCAGAACCTGGAAGGTATGGGCTTCACTGTGGTTCCGTTTGGCCAGGGCTTCAAGGATATGAGCCCTCCCACGAAGGAACTTATGAAGCTGGTGTTGGAAAAGCGAATCGCCCACGGCGGTCATCCCGTGCTCCGATGGATGATGGACAACATCTTCATCCGCACCGATCCCGCCGGAAACATTAAGGCAGATAAAGAAAAATCCACAGAGAAAATTGATGGTGCCATCGCCACCATCATGGCTCTGGATCGAGCCATCCGATGTGGCAATGACACCACCGAATCCGTATATGACAGCCGAGGATTGCTGTTTATCTAAGACGCCTCCCGCTTATCACGCTTTTACTCGCCTATACAGGAGAATCTCAACTACTGCAACTGCACAGATCCACACAAGTGCCATCGTCCCTAGCAAAACATAGTGGTTGGCGAGAATGAGCGGATACGGCGCCAAAATGAAGGAGCTCATAAGATTATACATTAGCGATAACAGGAAAAAACTGAACACGGGGAATGCGAACATCCAGTAACGAACCACCGCTTTCTGATCAATACAGTGATTCAGCTTGGCCACATAAATAATCACGACTGAACCAATCAGCCAAATAAAGCCGTTCATGATGGCAAATGCGTTCTGAAATTCAAGCCAAAACGCGCAGGACGTGATAAAGCCAACCCAAGCCATGAACGGAGCAAGAAGTGACAGTGCGTTCCCGATGCGCTTGCCCGTTTCATTCTCTTTTGTTGCCGGTTCGATTCCTTTCAGAAGATAATCCGTTGTGACCTCAAAGAAATCGCTCATGAGCAGGATCTTATCCAGTTCCGGTACGCTTTGCTCGGATTCCCACTTACTAATTGCCTGCCGGCTGACTCCTAATTTATCTGCCAACGCTTCCTGTGATATACCTTTTTGCTTTCTGAGCTCCAGTATTCTGTCTGCAAGATTCATGGTATTACCCTCCTTTGGTGGCTCCATCTTACCTTTTTCCCTGGTTGCAACACCACCATCCGGATGCGGAACTTTGTCAACCGCTGGTTGCAATTACATCAGACGGTAATTCGCTCAAAACCAAGAAGCAGAAAAACAACCATTTCGTCTGAATCACCATCCAAAGTATCAACCCCATGCTGTATTATACCATATCATACCGCGGCTTTACATTCCAGAGCTGCTTGCTTTTTCATTTTAACAGGAGTTGATTTCCTATGAGCATCTTTTCCGGCCTGTTCCGTTCTCGGGACAAGCCCCAAAACAGAACATCCGGTAGCGCTTACACGTTCTTCATGGGCGGAAGCTCCGCGGGCAAATCCGTGAATGAACGTTCTGCTATGCAGATGACTGCAGTGTATAGCTGCGTCCGCATCCTTGCCGAGGCGATTGCAGGGCTGCCGCTTCATGTCTACCAGTACAATGCGGACGGCAGCAAACAGAAGGCCATAGACCATCCGCTGTATCTTCTTCTCCATGATGAGCCCAACCCTGAAATGAGTTCTTTCGTTTTTCGTGAAACGCTCATGACTCATCTTCTTCTGTGGGGCAACGCCTACGCCCAGATCATTCGAAACGGCAAAGGTGAAGTACTGTCTCTGTACCCTCTCATGCCGAACAAGATGAGCGTGGATCGAGATGAAAAGGGCCAATTGTATTACACCTACCAGCGATCCCCGGAGGATGCTCCAACGACAAAAGGAACTACAGTGATCCTTAAACCGGCAGACGTGCTTCACATCCCCGGCCTCGGGTTTGATGGCCTTGTCGGATACAGCCCCATTGCTATGGCCAAAAACGCGATCGGTCTCGCCATCGCGACCGAAGAATATGGAGCTAAGTTCTTTGCAAACGGCGCTGCTCCGTCCGGCGTGCTGGAGCATCCGGGTACAATCAAGGATCCGTCCCGGGTACGGGAGGCATGGCAGTCGCAGTTCGGTGGCAGCTCCAACAGCGGCAAGGTGGCCGTCCTGGAAGAGGGCATGAAATACACGCCCATATCCATCTCCCCGGAGCAGGCTCAGTTCCTGGAAACAAGAAAATTCCAGATCAATGAGATCGCTCGAATTTTCCGTGTTCCCCCGCACATGGTCGGGGATCTGGAAAAGTCGAGCTTTTCTAATATCGAACAACAGTCTCTGGAATTCGTGAAATACACCCTGGATCCCTGGGTCGTACGATGGGAGCAGTCGCTTATGCGCTCGCTGCTTTCTGCTGAGGAGAAGAAAACCTTCTTTGTGAAATTCAATCTGGAAGGGCTTCTCCGCGGAGACTATCAGAGCCGTATGAACGGATATGCAGTCGCACGGCAGAACGGTTGGATGTCTGCAAACGATATTCGGGAACTGGAAAATCTAGACCGTATCCCTCCGGAAGACGGCGGGGACTTGTATCTTATCAACGGCAATATGCTCCCGCTTGGTAATGCGGGCGCTTTTGCAGATATCAATACTTCGGACGGAAAGGAGGACGATCCTGAAAATGAAGAAGAACAAGAAGTTCTGGGTGTGGAAGAATCAGGCAGAAGAAGGATTGGAGCCGGAACGGGTTCTTGAGCTGTACGGAACCATCGCTGAGGAGAGCTGGTTCGATGACGATGTCACTCCTCAGATGTTCCGGGACGAATTATTCTCCGGAAACGGTAAGGTGACCATCTGGCTCAACTCCCCGGGCGGTGATTGTGTTGCCGCCAGTCAGATCTATTCCATGCTCATGGACTACAAGGATGATGTGACCGTAAAGATCGATGGCATTGCGGCCTCTGCGGCATCCGTCATCGCGATGGCCGGAACCACAGTTCTCATGGCCCCCACGGCGCTTATGATGATCCACAATCCCATTACCGCTGCATTTGGGAATCATGAGGACATGGAACGGGCAATCAGCATGCTGGATGAGGTGAAAGAAAGCATCATAAACGCCTATGAAATCAAAACCAATCTCACCCGGGCAAAGCTCTCCCACCTGATGGATGCAGAGACATGGATGAACGCCAACCGTGCCATTGAGCTAGGCTTCGCGGACGACCTGCTCACGGACGAGAAAAGATTCGGGGATGCTCCCGCATACTCGTACTCCAGTAAGGCTGTAGCGAATACATTACTGAACAAGATTTCAGTGAAAGCAAATTCAGTAAAAACCGTGGAGCCCGCTCCCACAACGGAAACGGAAGAAGATCTCGTTCCCGAACCAGAACCCGTATCCGAACCTGATACCACCCCGCATGGCCGTTCCGTGAATGAACTCATGGAGCGGCTTAATCTTTTGAAAAACTGAAGGAGGATCATGAGATGACCATTCATGAACTGCGTGAGAAACGCGCTAAGGCGTGGGAGGCCGCGAAGTCTTTTCTCGATTCCCACCGTCCCGACAATGGCATTCTGTCCGCGGAGGATGATGCCACCTACACCCGCATGGAGCAGGAGATTACTGACCTTGGCAAGGAGATCTCCCGGCTCGAGCGCCAAGAGGCATTGGACGCTGAGCTGGCCCGTGCCGTCAACACGCCCATCACCAACAAGCCCATGCGTATGGATCCCCCGGAGAAACCCGGCCGCGCTTCGGATGAGTATCGCAGGAACTTCTGGAACGCCATGCGATCCAAAGCTCCCGCCCGCGAGGTGATCAACGCACTGCAGATCGGCACCGATTCCGAGGGAGGCTACCTCGTCCCCGACGAGTATGAGCGCACTCTGGTACAGGCGTTGGAGGAAGAGAACGTGTTCCGCCGCCTCGCCCATGTGATCCAGACCTCTACCGGCGACCGGAAGATTCCCTTGGTGGCTTCTAAGGGCACCGCGTCCTGGATCGATGAGGAAGGAGCTTACCTGGAGAGCGATGACTCCTTCGGCCAGATTTCTATCGGTGCTTACAAGCTGGGCACCATGATCAAGGTATCCGAAGAGCTGCTGAACGACTCCGTGTTCGATATCGAGTCGTACATTGCGAACGAGTTTACCCGTCGCATCGGTGCCCGTGAGGAGGAGTCCTTCATCAACGGCGATGGCACCGGCAAACCCATCGGCATTCTGAATGCGACCGGAGGCGCGGAGGTCGGTGTCACCACGACTTCCTCTACCACCCTGACCGCGGACAATCTCATCGATCTTTTCTACTCCTTGCGGGTGCCCTATCGCCGGAAGGCGGTGTGGCTCTTGAACGACTCCACCATCCAGATTATCCGCAAGCTGAAGGACGGCAACGGTCAGTACCTGTGGCAGCCTTCCCTGGTCGCCAACACTCCCGATACCATTCTGGGCCGTCCCATCGTCTCCTCGTCTTATATGCCCGCCGTCGATGCTGGCAATAAGACCGTGGCTTTCGGCGATTTCAGCTACTACTGGATTGC